AGCCGTCGCCGTAGCCGTAGCTGTCGCCGGAGCCGGAGCTGGCGCCGTAGCCGGAGCCGTAACCGTAGCGGGAGCCGTCGTCGTAGCCGTCGCCGGAGCCGTAGCCGGTGCCGGAGCCGTAGCCGTAGCCGGATCGCGCGGCCAGAAACTCTTTGATTTTTATCGTTTCCATACTCTTACTCCATTGATGCTCCGCACCGCCTCGTCGGTGCAAGGGATGATCTCAATAATCCCGAGTACCGTCATTGCCGGTACCGTTACCGTAAACTTACAGTTTCCAGGTGCTTTCACTCCCTCCGTTGCGAGCTGGGACAAGCTCGCCGCTCCATCCCAATACCACAGCCTTCGGCAATCAACCAGATCTGCCTCTGCACCTCTGCGCTCCGCGATCTTTGCGAAGAATACGCCCGCCCGATCGCACCGAATGATGTAATACTGTTCCTTCTTGTTTTCCATTATTGTTTCCTCCTTAAATTTTGTTTTCCGGCAGCGTCGCTCGAAGCGCCTTGTTTTCTTCCTCCAGCCGCTCGACCCTGTCGGCTGCGTCCATGCCAATCTTATCTATGTCGCAGCTGCACCATTCGTCCGTCCCGAGCTTTTCCTTGAGTTCTACACTCAAGTGCTCTGCTCGGTAATACAAGCATCCTTTGCAGTCTCCCGTCGGGCCGCCCGGTGCGGATATGCACCGCAGCGCCCTGATAATATCCTCACAGCTCATACAGCACACTCCCCAGTACAGCGCTGATCGCCGCCGCTCCGCCGAATGCCAGCGCCGCACCGGCAAGCTCCAAGGCCAGCAGCACCAGCGCCATGCCGGACAAAAACGCCCCTGCCAGCCAGCAGACGGAGAGCGCCGTCCGGCGTACCCGCTCTCTCTTTTCCCGCAGGCCGTCTCTCTCGGCTCTGCGCTCGTTGCATTCGCGTTCCCGCGCTCTCTGGTGATTGACTCCCGTGATAAACTCCACGTCGCTCATATGCTTTCCTCCCTCAGTATGGATAACAGATCGTCTCCCGCACCCTTTCGATCGGCACGGACAGCTTCCGCATCAGCGGCAGCACCTTGTCAAAGTACGCGGTCGGCTGCTCGAAAACGCGGTATAGCGTCTTTTCGCTGCATCCTGCGTACCGGCTCGCCACTTCGATGGTTACGCCCTGCGCGGCCATTTCCCCCCGGATCATCGCCCGCAGGCGGTAATCCGTCGTCCGCTCGACTCGCATCTTCGGCATATGCTCACGCCTCCCTTAAAGCTTCCTCTTCTCGAACGCGCGGTTTTTCAGGATATCAAGGATTTCCGACTGCGCATCTTCTCCCGCCGCGTGGAAGCTCTTCACCACGAAGGCGTCCACGCTGTTCATGCCCCACGCGACCACGCTGTTCTCCGGCGGCTCCGCATGCTCCGGCATCCCGATTTCATGCAAAATCTTGATGCAGCGTTCCGCATTGCCTCGCGCCTCTGCGTACTGCTGCGCGTCCTGCGCTCCGTCGTAGCCGGATAAAAGTACCCCAATCTCTTCCAGCAGCGCACGAAGCACCGCCCGTTTCAGTTCTTCCATGTCCTCACGCCTCCTTCCGTTCCGCCTGCATCAGCTTGGCCGCCGTTGCCATTCCCTGCATATATGTGATCATGACCTCGATCTGCTGCGGGTTCATGTGCTTCATCTCGTGCAGCACGCCGTCGATCTTCTTCTTCTGTTCCTCTGACATTTCTTCACCTTCTTCCTTGACGCCTCCCTTCCGTGTGGTAAAATACAGTCAAAAGGAGGTGCTCCCATGTTTGAGCATGTAACGGATACCCGTTATATCCCGCTGGCCCTGCTCTATGGCGTCGGCGGGCGTATGCAGTTTGTTGACCTGATGAATCAGGCCGTCACGCTTTCCGGCCTCGACGTTCTCCAGACGAAAGCTCTTCTGAAAACCATGCGCGGCCAGAGCCTCATTTCCGGCGACTTCTCGGCCGGCTCCTACGTCCAGCTGGAACAGCCCGGCGCGGAGCTGTTTCTTTCCCTCCAAAAGGAGGCAAAAGAGCGTCTACAGCTTGCCGAGAAGGAAGCGAAACAGCATGCCGAGGAAAAACGTCAGAAGAAGCTTAGCAACGTGCTGGCAATAGCAGCGATTTTTGAACATTTTATAGTCTTCATCCTCGGTGCCTTTTTTGAGCATCGCGCCCAGATTATCTCTTTGCTCGCGTCCCTTTTTCACTGACTTCTCACCCCCTTCCAATCGACATTTCTTTTCAATGTTAATTTGTACCTTAACGTAGCTAGAGCATATCACAGCTAAGATAAGTTGTCAAGCATAATTTATTATCATAGCTAATTTTTCATTGACAAGTTGTGTTTCGTGTGTTAACTTAGTTTGGAAAGGTGGTGATACTTTGGAATCTGTAAACGAACGCATTGCTTTTCTTATCAAGGATCTCGGTATAACACGTTCCGCTTTTGCCGAGCGTCTCCATGTTTCCGGGCCTTTCATCACAGGGGTGTGCTCTGGCATCAGGAACCCCAGTAATCGCACCGTCTCGGACATCTGCCGCGAGTTCAACGTATCTCTTGCATGGCTGGAGACCGGAGAAGGGGAGATGTACGTCCAGCGCAGTGAGAACGAGCGCATGGCCCTGATGTTTGCCGACGTTCTGTCCGAGGCCGACGAATCTGTCCGCAAGCGCTGCATCGCTGCGGCAATGGAAATGCCCCCTGAGTTCTGGGACAACATCTACGAGTACGCGAAAAAAATCACCGGAAGCGAATGACCGCTTCCGGTGATTTCTTATCGAAGGATCTTTTCTGCCAGCCGCAGCAGCAGCCAGACCTGCTCATCAGTCGCCCGCTCAAGGATGTTTTTCAGTCTTTCTCTTGCCTTTTCCATCATTTCCTCCCTTTCTCAACAAAAACGCCGTTCATTTTTCGTTCATATTTCCATCTTGCACCAAATGTAATTTTGGCATAAGCTATAAGTATCACAATAATTTCTCTATATGGGGGTGATTTTCTGAAACGAAGTTTAATTTGTATAATCGTCACATTCCTTGTTTGCCTTGTTATTTCGATCTGTGTAATCAATAGTCAAAACCGACTCGCCGCCGAACGCCTTGACAATGCAAAAATTGAGCAGTACGACCATGGTTACACGGATGGTTACAACGACGGCCACGAAGACGGTTATTCCGAGGGTTCCTCCGCTGGCTATGAGGACGGCTATGACGATGGAAAAGAGGGGAACTTATCTCCTGCGGACAAGCGCACCGTTTATGTGACACCGTCCGGCAGAAAATATCATCGCAAGAGCTGTAGCAGCATCAAGGGGCATGACACCGAAAAACTCCAGACATGGGAAGCCAAGGAGCGCGGCTATACCGCTTGCGCTCGATGTAATCCGTAACCGCCTGTCGCCTCCGCCCCGTGACAGCGTGCCGTCGCTGCCTCGGGGCTTCGGCTTGCAAGCGATTGGGAGCCGCCTGTAGCTCAACCATACGCTTTCACCAATGGTTGTGTCCAGCCCTTTCCATGGTTTTCTCCGCCCCAATCATGTGTTTTTGGAGTGATTTTCTTGGAAAAAATGTTATGGCAGCTCTGCCGCGAAGCAAAGGAGGCTTTGCATCTCACAAATCAGGCCATTGCCGACCGCGCCGGCCTCGCCCTGAATACGGTTTCTCAGTACCTGCGCGGCGAATCAAAAAGCGCCTCTGTCTACACCGTCGGCCCGATCTGCTATGCCCTCGGCATCGATTTGAACGCATACTTCGGCATCTCGCCGCCCGCTCCGGAATCCGTTTCCGAGCTGCTTCGGCTGGAAAACAAAAGCCTCCGCATCCAGCGCGAGCATCTGCAGAAATCCCTGCGTATGCACCGGCTTGTGACGCTTATCCTGCTCAGTATCGTCGCGCTTTGCGCTTTTGCTCTGGTGGTGGATATCCTGAGCCCCACCCTCGGTTGGTTCCGTGCATAAAAAAATAGCCGCCCCGGCGCACTGCCGGAGCGGTATTCTGTATCCCTTGGAGGTGTCCCCATGAAAGTCCCCGAGCCTCGCAAACTGAAATCCGGCACATGGTTCATCCAGCTCCGCCTTGGCGGCGAGAGCATCCCCGTCTCCGCCCTCACGCGCTCCGACTGCATCAAGCAGGCGCAGCTCATCAAGGCCCAGCACCGCGCCGACGCCCGCGAAGTCAAATATAAGACGGACAAGACCGTCCGCGACATTATACAGGATTATATTGACGCACTGCCCGCCGGTACGTCTCCATCGACAGTGCGAGGCTACTTAAGCGTTGCTTCGACGCGATTCGCATCGGTCATGGATAAGGCCCCGTCGAGCGTGCGCGACTGGCAGTCCGTGATCGATGCCGAAGCAAAGTCTGTCTCTTCGAAAACCGTAAAAAATGCGTGGGGCCTGCTTTCGTCTGCCCTGCGCAGCGCAGAGATCCCCGTCCCACGCATCCGCCTGCCGCAGCCTCACAAGGCGGAGAAGCTTTGGCTGGAGCCGGAGCAGCTTCCGGAATTCGTCCGACTCATTCACGGCGACCGTTTTGAAATTCCTATGCTTTTGGCTCTGCACGGCCTCCGGCGCTCCGAGATTCTCGCCATGACCTACGACAAGATCGACCTTAAACGCGGCACCATCACCGTCCACGGTGCGGCAGTCCTCGACCGTGACGGCGCAATGGTGCAAAAGGCCGAAAATAAGAATGCCAGCTCCCGCCGCGTTATCCCGATCATGATTCCAGCCCTTGCGGCAGCCATCGAAGCCGTGCCTCCTGAACGGCGCACCGGCTTGATCTACGACGCCAATCCCACAACGTTGTATTGGCGCATCAATACCATCTGCAAAAACAACGGTCTCCCGGCGGTCGGCGTCCACGGCCTGCGTCACAGTTTCGCGTCGCTGGCATACCATCTTGGCTTGTCTGCGCAGGAAACAATGGAACTTGGCGGCTGGGCCGACAGCGATACCATGCTCAAGATTTATACACACCTCGCGCAGGCCGACCGACTCAAGAGTCAAAATAAAATCGCCGCCTTTTTTGCAGAAAATGCTAACCAAAATGCTTAATTTTCAAAAAGTCATTGTGTCCCAACGCTTTTTCGTTTCATTTCTTGGGTTCGATTCCCGTACGGGTCACCAAAAAGAGAAATCCCGCAATCCATTGAGATTGCGGGTTTTTCTTTACATACCAATGCTTTCCGGGTTTTTGTGCGTTGTAATATCTGGCGCATTCTCGCATCATCTGACTCATTCAGGGTGCAATTTTCAACACAAAATGCTAACGAAAAATGCTAACGGTTTTGCTTCACAATGCACCTGTAATACGCACAAAGCTTTTCCTCCGGGCCGGGGCCGTCCTTATCCATCAAGAACGCCCGCGCCAGCTCCGCGTAGAACTCCGGCACGTTGGCTCCGAACTTCCGCGCCACGTCGTAGTAGTCCGAATACATCATGTTCATCGTCACTCCGAAAACCCAGTGCGGAATATCGTTCCCGGCTCCGCTCGCATCCGCGACGGCGGAAGTCTGATCCATCGTCCAGTGCGGGCCGGTCGAGCCGTCGGCATTCTGCATATGCTCGGCCCAGTGTATGGCCGTTTCTCGGTCAAACGCTGCCGCATCCGGCTCGTCTGCGCGGCAGTCCAGCTTTTCCAGCCTGCGGATCGTCTTCGCGTACAGGCCGACTTCCTCCGCGCTGCCCAGCGTCACAGGTTTCTCCATGGCCTCGTGCAGCTTCGTGTAAAGTTTTTCGACATATTCTTTCATCGTGTCATGCCTCCTGGATATACCGGTAGAGTTTATCGACGTCATTCTGGTCAAACCGCATATCGCCCAGCAGCGGGACGGATACGGTCAGCTTGTTTTCAAAGCGCGGCCGGGTCGCGTTGTAGAGCTTGTCGAGGTCGATGTTTCCGGCGTCGTCAAAGATCTGCATCATCTTTACCGCGGGATTCTCGCGCAGCGCGAGGATCTTCTCACGGCTGCCCTCCATGATGAGGGCCAGCATGATGCCGGCTCCGATGCCCTTGCCGCCCGGCAGGTGCGGAATGACCTCATTGTCTGCGTAGCGCATCGCGCCTCGCATGGCCTGATCTATCGTCACTGTCATTGCAGATTTCCTCCTTTAACGATGGGGCGGCTATTGCCGCCCCTTTTCCTTAGCTGTTGCAGCACCCGCCGCACTTCTGGATCGGGTTGTAGAGCGTCTGCGCCGTGGTCGCGGTGCCCGTGGTGACGTCGGCGACCTGCTTGGGATAAAAGGTCGCGTTGACGTAGGTGACGATGGAGTTGTCACCGCAGCAGCGGCGCTCGGCCTCCATCTTGATCGCATCAAGCGCTTCCTTGCGGACGGACTCGACGTCCTGCTTTACCAGCGTGAAACTGTCCTCGGTGCGCTGGTTGTGGACGGCCTGCTTGCACAGCGTCTCACGGACGTCCTTGAGCTGCCTGTCGATATAACCGTACACCTCCAGCATCTTGCCGTCGTTGTACGTGTTGGCCTTGAGCAGCGCGATCTCGCTGTCCTTCGCGGCCAGCTTCTGCTCCCGGTCGAGATCGTAGCGCGTGACCGGCATGTTCTCGCTGCACGTCGGCGCCTGCTGCCGCGCGGCGAGCATGGCGGCGACCGTCATGGCAGGCGTAACTGCTGCAACGACGTCAGCGGCTGCCGGCTTGTTGTTCTGTCCGATGCCGCCCAGCAGATTGCCGAGCCCGCCGTTTGCCAGACTCATCGCGGCGCCGCCGATGCCAAATCCCAGCGCAGTCCCCGCGAGTCCCTTGCTTGCGTATTCCATAGTAGTACCTCCGATAAAATAGTAAGCTGGCCAGCTCCTATGCTCATTATGAGGCATCCACGAAGAACAAAAAACCAACTCTTCGGCCACCTTTCGGGCACAAAAAATATAAAAACAGCCACCCCTTACGGAGTGGCTGCCTTCACATATGATAGTTTAATCCTGTTTTTCAATTGGCACGATCATCTTCTTATGTTCCCGCTTCTTCCAGCACGACTTAAGCCCGTCAATGTGCTCGAACAAGTCCTTGGGAATGGTTGCCTCCATTGGATCAAGAATGAAGTCAATTCCCTCTCGTCTGGCCAGTTTTGCTGCTGGCACAAAGTCGCTGTCGCCTGCCAGTAAAATTATCTGGTCTACTTGTTTTTTATACGCAAGTGACGCAATATCTAATCCGATGCGCATATCAACGCCTTTCTGATTGAAGGATATCGTAAAATCTGATTCCGTTAAACCCTCAACGCTTCGTTCCTTTCTGCACAGTGCCTTTGTAGCATCCGCCGAAAGTGCAAAGTGCGCGCCTGCATCAGACAGCCGACCCATTCGGAGTGCGACCTTGCGTTTCTTTTTCAATTCTTCAAAAAATGCATTTGCCCAACGATAAGTATCGGATTTTCCAAAGTCGATCCCGCACTTCAACGCAGGATGATAGACTGTCTTTTTCAGCGGCGGGCAATCGTAATAGAAGATACGATACAGTTCACGCTCTTCTCTGTGGTCATTATCCTTTCCTTCATCGCGAATGTGTGCCATGCAGTAGGCATACAATTCGTTTGCGCGGTCAATCGGGCTTTTATCACCCCGAAGGTAAAACGCCCGCTTTCTGTAAAACGCACCATCTACAAGAATTGCTGTCTTTTTCATATGTCAGCTCCTAAAAAAATGATGAAGCCCCCGGTTGCAGCATTCCCCGTATGAATGGGGTGCTTAATACCGGGGGCCTGTTAATGGCACAACGGACGTAGTAAACAAACATTACTTTCGTTGTGCTTATATATTATGACAGCGAAAATTCATTGTCAACCCATTTAGTAAAATTTAATATTCAAGAGCCGCCCTATCCGGGCGGCTCCTTTGCATGCTCCCGCAGTACATTCACGCACCGCGCTATGATCTTCTTGACGCCGTTTACGCTCAGGCCCTCGCGCTCGGCAATGCGCTCATGGCTCCAATCGTCAAGAATCTTCCGTTTCAGGATTCCCCGGTATCGCTCCGAAAGAATCCATTCGTCGATCAAATGCTCCCAATCGCTGCGGCTCAGACTCGGCAGCCCCCGCAGCATACGCCCTCCTTACTTGCTATCCAGCACGGCAATATTGCCCTTATTGGATACCTTCAGGCCCAGCGCGGCGGCGATATCGCGCACCTTGACATAGTTCGTGCCGTTTTTCAGGATTCGTTCGACGGCGACCTCCTTGCCGTCCACGATCATTTTGCTTTTCTCTACCACTTCATCTTCAAACCTTTCCAAGAATTTTTTCCACTGCTCGTTGCCAGTGGTGTGATAGTAGGTGTTCATGTCCGTGCCGACGAATGGGCGCGGGCAGAACTTCCCGGACACGTCGTAGTGCCGGATGATGTGATCCGCCGGAATGTTGTGCTCCTCCATGAGCTTGCGGATGAGCCACTCGGCATTGTCCAGCACCTTTTTCTCGAAGAACCAGTCGGTGTCGTAGGCTCCCATGCGCTTCCGGTTTACCTTCCCCGGCCGCAGCTCCACGCCGATGGAGTTCCAGTTCCGGCACTCCGGATGCAGCGTACCATCTCCGCAGTGCCACGCCACGTCCGTATCCTTTACGCACCGGTAAATGATATCGTTTTCGTCCACGGCGTAGTGCGCGCTGGCTCTGGCCTGCGGGTTTTTGAACCACTCGGCCACGCTGGCCGCAGAGCCGAGCGCACCGAAGTAGTGTACGACGATCCATTTCGGCGTGCAGCCGCCCGCTCGATGGTTGATCGGCGTGAGCGCGTCCTTAATTACCGGCATTGTCCGCGCCTCCATCCACTGCGTCCTGCACCTTCTGGCTCTGCGTGCCGAAGTAGAATGCGATCACGACGGCATACACCGTCATGAAGTCCTGGCTGATCTTGCCCACCACGGCCATGTACGCAAATACCGCCGTCAGCGTCAGCGTCACAAGGCTCTTCACGCTCAGGAGATTCCCGAGCCGCTTGATGATCTTATCCATAATCAGTCCCTCCAGCTCTCAATTACATCAATGCCGTACTCCAACGCGCAGGTATGCTCGATTTTGCATCCGCGAGCGTTTTCCCATCCGAGCGCAAAGTACGCCACATCCGCAGTCGCCAGAAGCTTCAGGCTTTCGCCCAAATACCACAGCGGCTTTGCATCCGCCGGTGCTCCCTGAAAGAAGCTTTCAATGATTTCCACATCATCGTGGAGCGCTTCCTTCGCGCGCTGGATCGCCTTTTCGCGTTCCGCAAGGATTTCCTCGTCGCTTTTGCCCTTCATGGGCTGAGAGATAAACAGTTTTTTCATTCGTATGTACCTCCATCGTCTTTATCATTTGGTTTTGCGAATACTCTCTTGCACAGCAGGAGCAGCAGCTCCCCGCCGAAGGCCGCGCCCGCGAAGGTCAGCACGTCTGTCAGATCGGCGGGGCGGTCGGTAATGACCGCCACCGTCTTGACCAGCACAGCCCAGCCGAGCGTCAGCGAGAGCGCGTAGATGCAGTAGTATACCAGCTCCCGCGCCATGCGTCCTTTGCTTTTGCGTTTGGGCTGCTTCATACTAGCCTCCCACCCCCAGCCTTGCCAGCGCAAAGCCGATCAGCCCTGCGATAACCGCCGTGATAAGGCCCCTCACGATCGCCTCCCAGCGGCTTCCCGGCAGCGCCTTGATGCTTTTCACATCGGCCTTGATCTCGTTCACGTTTTCCTCGATCGTCTCCTGCTTGGTCGCCAGCACCTCCACCGAGGTCGCCAGCTGATGCAGCGCCCTGTTGTCTGCCTCCAGCTCATCGATCCTGTGCGAGTTGCTCTTGCATCGCGCCTCCACGGAGGCGATCTGCGCCTGAATTCCATCATCCATCTTGATACTCCTTTCAAAGCTTTCTATTTCGCACTCCGGGCAAACCATCCGTCCCTCCGGCACGGCCCGCCCGCAGCATACGCATGTATCCATCATTTTTTCCTCAATTTGCAGCCAGTGTAACGGTAAGGTTCGCGCCTGTACCCTTTACGGCAAATGCGATACCATACTGCATCTCCGGCACTTTCCCGGCCTCCCACGAAAGCGTAAATCCCTTTGCGTCGGAATCCACCGCCATCTTGGAATTGAGGCTGAAATTGTCCGCATTGTAAATGTACACGGCGCTTGAGAACACGCCAGCCGCTGTATACCAGCACATTGCGCTGTCACTGTAAGGGTTTGACGTTTGGCCGCCCGTTACCTGATCTGCGCCGCTCAGCCGGATCGTCAGTCCATTTGGATAAAGCTTGTTGCTGATCTGTATCTTGCTGGTGTGGCCAATGGTCACATATCCCGCTGCCGATTTCTCCGTTCCGGAGCCGGTTGACAGGCGCGTATTATCTGCGTAGCCATAGGTCGCCAGCACGTCCACCGTCTGTGCTTTTACCGTCAAATGGTACGTCGCAGTGAACCCGCCGTCCTCTGTAGTCGCGGTAATGTCCGCTGTTCCTGCGGAGAGCGCTGTCACGACGCCATTCACGACGCTTGCCACTGTCGGTGCAGAACTTGTCCAAGTGACCGTCTTGTTGCTTGCGTTGTCCGGAGTCACCGTGGCAGTGAGCGTCACCGTGCCGCCCTTTGTCAACTCGCCGGAGGTCGCATTGAGCGTCACGCCCGTAACCGCCACAGACGAAATGCCCGTGAATACCTCACGGTCGTACCCCGCGCCGAAACAGTAGCTGTAGATTTTCTGCGCGGCTGGATTGAGCACGTTTACTACGAATGCCGTATCGTCTGCCGTTCCCGCCGTTTTGTTGTACGTCGTTTCTTCTCCGAATTCGATCCCGTAATACTCGCCCTTGCCGTTTTGGCCGTATTCATTGTTCCGGCTGAAACACATATTGGGGATCGCTACGCGCCATGCGTTAAATTCTGTCGGTGTGTTGCCGGAAATGCTGTTCAGCTTCGCGGTCTTAAAGCAATGTACATGTCCGTGGAATGCGCAAAGAAACTGTGCACTGTTGGAGTTCGCGAAATTCACACTCTCTCCGCCAACTACAATACTTCCTCCCTCGACATACGCCTTGACGATGTTGGCGCATACGCTCACGACGCTCCAATCCAACGGATGGTGCGAAAGCGTCAGCACCCGCCACCCGGATTTTGCTCCGACCGCCTTCAGCGTTTTCGCGAACCATGCTGCCTGCGCATCCGATACATAGCCCGTAGACGCTTTGTCCGCCGTCAGGCTTTCCGAGGTGTTCAGACAGATCACGCGCAACTTTTTGCTCTCGAAGTCTCTGTAGCAGTATCCTGCGACAGTCGAGCCATAAGTGGCTCCCTCGCAATATTTCCCGATAAGCTGGAAAAGCTCCGAATCCGGTATCGTCGTCCCGTTCTGCGTGACGGCATACGCTCCCGCGTCGTGATTGCCCACCGTCCGAAACTGCGGTATCCCCTGAAACGCTTCGTCAATGTCCGCGTTGATCTCCGCAATATGTTGCTTTGTCTCCGCGATCGTCGTTGTGCTGGCTCCCCAAGTGTAGTCGCCGAGATAGCAGCAGAAATCGATTCCCGGCAGAATGTAGGTCAGCGCCTTCATCGCCTGCGCCGCGTTCAGGTTTCCGGCCACGATATCCGCGCTGCTGTCCTGCTGGTGCGCGTCCGACGCCGCAATAAACACAATGCTGTCCGATGTCCGGACTGCGTTCACCTTCTCTGCCACGGCCAACGCTTCGGCCTTGACGTAATCCGGAATATCTGCGTGTTGGATGGAGTCCGCGCCGCTCGATTCTGTGATCTCTATCGTCAGCGTCTTTCCGCCGAGCGTCAACGGCTTCCCATCTTTGTAAAGCGTTTTTAATGCCATACTCTCACCTCACGCCTGCAAGAGCACTGATTCGAGGCACTTGCTGAATTTCCGCACCGCCGGAGTATCGTTCGTGTAGTGTGTGACATTGTTCGACACAACCGGCCAGCGCAGGTGAACGCCATCGGTGGACATCATACTTTTGACAATGCCGCTGTCCTCGGCCATGTTGACGCGCCGTACGCCGTACTGCTTGAGGATCGGTACGACCGCATCCAGATACGCCTGCTGCGTGGCTGGTGCCTCTCCGTTCGCGCCGCTATGGATGTTCGGCAAAATTACGACGATGCTCGCCTCGGGGAATCGCGTTTGCAGCTGCTCGATGCACCACTTGATCGCGCCGCAGCTGGTCGTCGCCGTCTCGCTGGCTTCGTCTGCCGCTGTGCCGATGTGGGTGTAGCCGGAAAGGATATCATTCGTGCCGTATTCCAGCACGATGTAATCGAACTCGTCCGTTCCGTCGATCAGCTTGCGCACCATCGCCGTCGCGCCGTTTGGCCGCGCGGTCGTGGAGTACCACCACTGCGCTCCGTGTCCGGCGCACCACCACTTGATTTTGTACTTCCGGGCAATCAGCGCGAACCAGCCGGAGCCTTTGTAGGTTTTCCCGTCATCTCCCGTCAGCGCAGTGTCCCGCAAGACGTTTTCCATCCAGCGGTCATTGTATGCGCTGGTGATAAACGAACACGCGCTCTGCTCCGTCAGGCTATCACCGAGAACGGCGACCTTCGCCCCGACGAGCTTCGAAACAGCCTGATACAGCGAGGCATACATGAGCTTATTACAGCTCTCGTCAATGTCGAAAAGCTCTGCCTGTGCCGTCTGATACCATGCATCATAATCTTCAAACGGTACGTTCTGTGCGCACCATTTTCCGTCCGTCCCCATGGTTTTGTTGATCCACGCAAGTGCATCCTCAACGGAGCCGTTGTTTGCTGCCGGGATTCCAACAAAATTTTGCGGTAGATACATCGCCTTTGCCGTTGTTGCGGATGCCGGCACGGTATACGCCTTTGTCGTATCATCCTTTTCGATTGTTCCAATTGGCGCGATTGCGCCATATTGGTTTTCCGGGAGCGTGGCAAGCAGCTGCGGCTTCTGGTACGCGCCGTTTGGGGACATATTAAAATTGCAGTAGATGGTATCGCCCGCCTTGCACGGCACGACCACGCCGATGGAGCCGTAGGATACTGCGCCGGAGCCTACACTGTTGCAAAAGTACGGCTTGCTGCCGTAGATGTGCTTGCCGTACCCGAGCTTCTCGACGGAGACACTGCCGTCCTGAACGGTCGTGGTCGCCTCCGGATGCTCCGTCAGCCAAGTGTTCACCGCCGAGGACACCTGTGCATCCGTTGGAGCCGGTACGTCTCCACCGAGCATCACTTCTTCGCCTTCTACTGTCTCCCACGATGTCGGAGCACCGTTTTCGTTCACTGCTGATACCTTCGGAAATTCACCTACAGCTGCACCAGTAATACCGAGCGAGGCATCCGTGCCACCGCCGCCCTCCGGGATTTCCACGGTTTTCGCCGCGCTGCCATCGTAGCTCGTCGTCGTGTCGCCGATCTTGATGTTGAGCGAATGAGGATTTTTGAGTGCCGTCGGAATCGTGGGGATATCCTCGCTTCTTGCCAGCGTTCCAAGCCATGCCATCCATTCCGTGCCGGTGTATACGATGGTTGGATACTGAGGGCTTATTGTTGGGTTCAGCGAACCGAGTGCGCCAAAGCCGAGAATGATTGTCCCCAAGGCAGACGCTGCTGCTACAAGCGGCAATTCAAACGGTGCGGCGACACTTGCAAATTTCACTACCGCATACACGGCATAACCCGCCGCATAAGCCGCATACACTTCCGCAGCTGTTTTGTCAGCAGTTGCGGCGTATCCGCTGCCTGTAGGAGTCACCGTCACATGAAACGTGCTCTTCACTGCGCCAGTCGCGCCATTCACGCTTTTAACCGGCACGTCATCCGCGCTGATGGGCGTAAACCCGAGCGCGCCGACAACCGCATCCTTCGTGACATTCGCATTGTCCCCGTTTGCGCCCTTCGGAATTCCGAGGTTAAGCGTAGGCTGTGCGGCAGTTCCACCCATGCTGGCCGTCGCCGCGCTTCCTGCGGGCAGCGTCGTCACCGTCCCTATCTTGATATCCGGCGTCACGCCATCCTTACCGGGTGCGCCATCCTTGCCGGGGCTTCCGTCTTTGCCGGGAGCGCCCCTCGACGGCTTCCCGGTATCCTCGTCGCCGAGATACCAGTTCCCGTTTGCTCCGATCGTCGGCGTAATGCCGTCTTTGCCGTCCTGCCCAGTACCGCCCGACCCGCCCGCCGGAATCTTGTATACGTCCTCCAGCCCCGGAAATTTGATCGATTTTAATTCTTTCTGTGCCATACTTCACCCCCGCATCAGCTTGTAAAAATCATTACTCTATATGTCTCTTCCGTGAGCTTCGCACTCCCTACCTGTCTCAGCGTCAGCACAGAGCGTCCCGCGCTGTTTACGCTGTGCGTGATAAATTGACTGCTGTAGAGTCTGAACCCCGACGATGCCATGGAAATAAACGCGCTCATCGATGCGCAGTCCAGCGCCATCAGCACGCCCGTCGCCTCACTCGGTGTCGTCGTTGCCTGTGCGACGATCATGAATATCTGTTTTCCACTGAGTTCTGTGGTTGCCGCCTCACTCAGCGTAAGCGTCCCGTTTTCTGCTGAAACTGCATCTCCCGTGACATCCTCCCATACGCGCAGTGGATAGCGCCCCGCCTTTACGACCACATTTCCCAGTCCATCATACCCGTTGTCTGGCTTCACGATCGTGTCCGGGCTCGTGACCACCTTTGTCTGCAATTTCATTGCCTGAATGGTCTGTGCGCCCGCGAGATACTTCCCGGCTGGGATGGTCTGCGGCCGTGTGGACGGCGCATAGGCCGTTGCCGCGAGGCTTTCGATCTCACCCGTGACCTTTCCGCCGTTGACATACGCCGTGTACGGTTTGAGGATCTGCGCGGCGGTCGCCGTCGCATCGGAAATGTCCGGCCGTGGATCATAATGCCCGGCCTCCTCGGTCAGCTGCTCGATGGTTTTCTTTCCGGTAAACCCGAAGATCGTCCGCAGCGCCGACGCCAGCGCGTCGAGCTTGCTCTTTGTGACTACTACCTTATCGTTCTCAGCCATATGTCGCCACATCTCCATTCGGAAGCGCTGCCAGAACGGCATTCACCATTTCTGTTTTGTCCGCTTCTGTAAAATAATCCGTCCCCTTCACGGGCGTCTTTCCGTCCGCACCCTTCGCGCCCGGGGCCCCTGTCGTGCCCGTAGCGCCCTCAGGCCCTTTGATGTTGACCGGCGGCGGATTCTCCAAGTCTCCGTCGTTCGTCCAGCTTATGACGCCCTCCGCGCTGACGGACGGCGTGAACGTGTATCCGTTCTGCCCGCTCGTTCCGGTTCCCTCGGTCGTCAGCGCCCGGATGGTGATGTTCCCGTTGCCGTCGTCCTCGACCACGGTTTGAAAACTGTCTCCCTTCGGACCCGGCCTGCCCTGCGGGCCGGTCGCGCCGTCCTTGCCGTCTGCGCCTGCGGGGCCTGGCGGCCCCTGTTTGCCCGTTGGGCCTGCCGGTCCCCGGATGTCTCCGAGGTCAACGGTGCTTCCGTCCGTCAGCGTAAAGATCAGATGTCCTTCGTCCGATACCGCCACAGCCTGGATGCCTCTGGAAATGAGGCCGTGGATCGTCACCATCACGCTTTCCGGAATTTCGATTTTCATATCCTCGCCTCCTTATTCCACACGCGCAATGTTCCCGCTCGCAAGCGTGGTTCGGTTGCCGTGCGTGTATAAAATGTCGTACCGGTAGATGCCGCGCGGGAACTTGGCCGTCACCTCGTCCGTGAACGCCAGCGTGACCGTGTTCTCGTCCGCGCCGGTGAAGGAGAATTCCTGCACAGCCTTCTTTGTCCAGTCGTAGAATGTGACCTTGATCGTGTCCGTCTGCCCGATGGTCACGTCCGCGCCGTCCTGGTCCTCCAGCTCCAGCAGGAGCCGGAGGGAGAACGTGTCTCCCTCATACCAGCAAATGCACCCGTTCGCAATGCGCGGGCTGACCCGCGCGCCGGGGATCGTGTTTGCCGCGCTCATTTCTTGTCTCCTTTCTTTTTGTTGGCCTCCTGCCGCCACTTGATGATGTTGTCCCGCGCCTTATCCGCATCGCCTCCGATAGCCTTGTACGCGCTGATGTAGGCATTCTTGAGCCGTGTCGCCTCGTCGCCGGTCGCCGCCAGCCACTGCTCCTTGAAGTGGCCCGTGAGCTGTCTGGACAAATCGCCCTTTTCCACGCCGTGCTTCATATACTCCTTGGCAACCTTCCGCGTATCGGCAAGCACACCCTTGTCCACTGCGTCGAGGAACTGTCCGTACTTCTTCCAGTCCTCGCCGCCCTTCCACTCTTCGAGCGTCCAGTAAACGTCGTGCTCATCCTCCGCCCCGCAGTACTTTTGCAGATAGTCGGATACCTCGCTCTCTGGCATGGAGCCTTTCAAATAGTCCTCCTTGAGCTGACTTTTCAGGGCACTCTTCACGGCCTTTTCCGCATCCTCCTGCGTCTTTCCGTCCGCCACCTTCGTGCTGACGGCGTTCTGGTAAAAAGCATCCCATGTATCGCCGCCCGCTTTCAGCGCCTCCCTGTACCCGCTCCAAGGCTCAAAGCCCGTTGTTGAGTAGTTTGCCGCCAGCAATGCCGACTTCTGACTCCCTGTCAACTCCATGCCGTCGAGGATACCCATCGCTTCGTCGCGCTTACTTCCGGAAATCGTCTTTCCGTCCGCGTCCTTCTCGCCCTCCACGTTCGCAGCCATCACGGAGAAGGCAATGCTTTCCGATTCCGGAACGCCGTTGTCGGCGAGTTTCTTAAACTTCTCAACATATGCGTCCGCTTCATAATCGTCGAACAGCACGCCCTTTGCCTGTTCCGCCGCATAGTCGTAGAGTTTCGCAAGCATTTTCGCCTGCTGATCGTCTCCCGCGCTCTGGAATGCATCAGACTGCACAAGTTCATTGAGGCTGTTTCTGACTGCCTCGCTCCACACCATGTCATATGTCTGCTTCTGATATGCCTTAAGCTCACGCTTTTCGTCGTGGATATTGAGGGAGGACGGCGTGTCCGCCGGGGCCGCGTTCGTGTATCCTGCCTCGTACAGTCTTGCCACTGCCTGCACGGCTTCGCTGCTCACATCTACATCCCGCACCTGAAACACGTGCTGCACACGCATCCGCAGCGCGTCTCCCGTTAGCCCTTTCAACAGATTCCTGTTCGCCGTCTGCATTGCATCGTCATACGCCGTTCCAAGCGCAGGGGATACCGTCTTGACCGTCCCGAGAATATACGTCTCCAGATTGTTTGCCGGAAGCGAAAAACCGTATGTGGCGATCTCCTTTGCCAGATTCCGGATGTCTCCGAGCATATCGTTCCCGTTCCGTTTCAGGTAAAGTGTCAAATCTCCCTTGTTCTTAATCAGGTCTGCTCCGTCCATCACGAACTTGTTGATGTTTTTCCCGTGCGTGTCTATCAGCTCCAGCACTTTGTTGAGCTGCTCCGCGCTCTGTGAGTTGAAAATGTCATAGAATCTCTCTCCCGACAATGTGCCGCCGATCAGTTCCACGACTTCTTCGCCGCCAATCGACGCGGCTCCCGCGATGCTGGAAAGCAGATCCTCTCCCATTCCTTTCAGCACGCTCAGCGCCGTCAGGCTTCCGTCGTCGTCTCTGTATTTCTTGTCTCTGTGCTTCAATAGTGCCATGAGGAACGTTACCGCCGTAGACCATATATAGCCGCCCGCTGCGGAAACGAACGCCTGCCCGGCGCGCCGGTTCGCTCGCCTCTGTACTTCTGCGGATGCTCCGCTGCGCTTGTAGTACTGCGCCTCTCCGATCGCCTGCCGCACCGTGTTGTATACCTGCGCCGAGTCCGAGCGGAACATGGTGAGCGCTTTCGCCAGCGCGTTCTTGCTCTTGCGCAGCCTGCCTTGGTGCATTTCATCGGATGTAGACTGGCTTCGCGCCACAGCGTCGTTGAAGCGCTCTGCGACCTTCTGATAAAACGGGCTTTGTCCTGCGTCGATCTGTTCCTGCGTCCCGATCTCCAGCTCCGGGTTTTCTCTTCGCACGGCGTTTTCTGCCCACGGCCACAGCGTGCTTGCTGCCCATCCGTCCATGGCTGTGATCGCGCCGCCTCCAAACGTAAAGTTCAGGACTTTGTTGTTCTGAAGCTTTGTCGGATGGTCCTTTAGCTGCTTTGTCTCCGGCGTCGCGTAGCCCATGAGCCGGTAATCGAGCATCTTGGTATACTTGGAGATCAGCGTTCTGTCGATCTGTGCGATTTGCTTCGGGCTTGGCGTGTTCTCCGCGCCGAGATAAGCCGCTGCCAGGGGAATGGAGCCTGCCTGCTTGAGCACGATAGACGGATTGAATCCGAACGTCGCCGCAATGTAGTTGCTGAATATCTTGTCTGCGGCAGTCGTTACAAAGTCCTGTTCACTGCTTCCGCCCGCCTCCAACTTTGTAAGCTGATCCATGATGTATTTTTCTGTTACCTCGCCCCATTTCCCGTCAATCACGGCTTTCATGGAGGTCGTGCTTCCGCGCCAGTTGAGCAGTGTTTTCCAGTTCCGCGCCGGGATCGCCATTCCTACGAAGCGTGACGTCTGGCTGACGTTCCGCTCGAAAGCGTCGTAAGCGCCTATGTTGTAGGTTGGATTTTTGGACACCTGGCGCGTCTTGAGGTTCCCGACGCCCTCTGCCGTCGCGTCATATATGCCCGGCTCACTCTTCGTGAAGCTGCTGTTCGTGAAGATCGGCGCATAGTTTTTCCCCATGGCCTTGTCGTATCCATACAGAGTGTTGGATACACGGTTGATCTCGCTCTTTGCGTATCCGTTGTAATACCTGTCCAGCACGTCTGCCAGCGCCTTTTCCTCAACGGTCAGGTCGGAAACGATCGCCTTTACCGTCTCCGGCGCAAGCTTGATCGTAGTCCCTTGCGCGAACGCCTCCTGCCGCTTTCCCTTGCTGTAAAGCTCCCGGTTTGCGAATGTGCGGCCGCCCGCCATGTGGCGGAGATTATCGTAGTTCCTGCTTTCCAGATACATATGTACCTTCTGTGCCGGCGTCATATAGACCGTTACGGTTTTCCCGAAGATCGGCTTGTCGCCCATACCCAGCTCCAGCAGCTCCGGCACCTTGATCTCGTACCAGATCGCATCCTTGCCCTGTCCGTCCGACCGCATGACCCATTCCCGGTTTTTCTGCATGAAATCCTGCAGGATCTGTGCCGCCGCGACCTGATACGACTGTGCGTCGCGTTCGCCCTTCTCCAGCTGCTTCGCCATGCCGTACCATGTGCTGTTGGGATTCCATCCCGCCATGCGTTCCAGCACGTTCATGGTGCTCAGCTGCTCCATGTTCATGAACCGGTCGGACAGTCTTCCCGTGTATCCGCCCGCTGCACTGTTGATCTCCCGCACCGAATCTGCATAAACGTCCTCGAATATGCGCTCTTCCGCGTCCCCAAGCACCCGGTTCCGGTTCGCAAACTCTGTCCGCAGCTCTACCGCCGCCTGATACAGATTTCCCAGCGCGTCCAGATCCATGTCCCCGATCTTTCTCGCGTCCAGTCTCGTTACGATGCGCTCAAGCTCCTTTGACGGTAGGAAGTTCGGGTCGTTTGCTTTCGCATCCTGGTACATCTGCGCCAAATCCCGCCACGTCGCGTTGTACTTTCCAGACCACTGCATTTCGTTTGCAGTGCCGACGGCGTAAAGATCAATATCACTCAGCACCTCGTCGAACTGCTCACGCAGCTCCTCCGGCGCACGGAATCGATTCTTGTTGAGCCATTGCAGTGTCTTGAGCGTTTTCTTCTGAAGCTCCTGAAGCTCCCTTCGCGCTTTCTGCCGCGCGGCCATATCCTTTCGGTCTTGCCGTTCCAGCGCCCTGCGGTTTGCCTCTCTGGCCTTCTCGCGCTGTATCCTCTCGTCGATCCGCGCCTCCATCGCGTCAATAAGCTTTTCCTTGCTCTTTGCGAGTGCGGCATCCTTCTTCTGCAGCCGTTCATCCGTGCGGGCCTCCATCGCTTCAATGAGCTTCTGCCTGCTTCTGGCCGTCGCTGCGTCCTTCTTCTGTAGCCGTTCATCCGTGCGGGCCTCCATGGCCTCGATCACGCCCGCATTGTTCTGCGATCTCTGCGCATTTCGTTGTGCCGATCTGTCCCGTTCTGCCTCAATGGCCGCCGTCTTGTCGCCCCGAAGCTTCACCTCAAGCTTTGCCTTTTCGGCGAAAGTCCGCATCGCCCAGTCCAGCTGCCGCTCCATGTTTTCAAGGATTGCATCGTCCGATACAAAATCCTTTCCGGCCAGTGCCTGCGCGTACTCAGACAGGCTCAGATTCTGATCCTGCGCTTCCTCCGCTGCCTGCACGATCTGCTCGAGCTTTTGCCTCTGGCTCCCGCCGGTCTCGCCGAACGTGTCTGGTGCCGCCTCAGACAGTGCCTGTGTCCACGCTTCGGCGCTCCGGTCTGCGGTGCTGTCCGTGAGATAGATCCCGGCCTCGAACGCTCGTTTGCGGAAGTCGTTCCATTCGCTTCCGAATTCCCGCCGCGCGCGTTCGCTGACATAGAGCCGCCCGTCTCCCACGATATCCGGCACAGCGTCCGGCTGCTGCCGCAGGCTCTCCATCATCGCACCTGAGGAATAAAGCCGTGCAAGAAACGCATCGCGGTCTGCTTGTGTCAGCTCTCCGTTCGTGTAAATGCGGTCGGCGAAATAATCGATCACGCGGCCAACGTCCGTCCTCTGTGTTTTCGATACGGAGAACATTTTGAACAACGTGCTTTTCAGCTCCCGCTGTGCAATGGTCGGCAGATTGACCCGCTCTGACCGTCTCCTGTCCTCCTGATCGTCTGTCGCCTCGGTAACCGAAAATTTATCTTGACTTTTCTGCTCTTGCCTGCGTATACTGGTATCAGAGACGGATGCAGTGCTTCTGACAGTTCCCGGCGACGGGTTCGTGTTTATTGCTGCATCCGCTTCTCTTTTCTCAAAAGAAGTTTTGCGCAGATTTAGCACATCGTACATCAACATGCTGCCATCCTTGCGCGTACCGACAACGACATCCGCCGAGTAGTCATTTCCACCTACACGCAGCAGCACATTCCCTCGGGCGAAGTCCGCGACCTGGTCCTTCCGGGGATGATTCAGCCCCTCATTGATCCAATCGGTTGTGGCGCGCAGAATTTCATCAGCGTTGCTTGTGGCTCGTAATTTGTCCGCGTGTGTCTGTGGGTCGTTATTGTAAAGCCACTGCATGTATCTGGAGAACGTCATTTCTCTTCGACTCTGCTTATCAATATGGATTTGGTTGTTGCCAACGACAACACCGTTCGGGAATTTTGTCCGAAGCGCCTCGCGAACAGTAGAGACCCACTGCTCCTTCGGGACACCGTCAAGGATGTCTGTTTCAACCTCGACGAAAGGCTGATTCCCCGTTGTCATTTCAATACTGTACTTCTCCGGCGGGCCTCTGGTCTCGCCGGTTTTTTCTGCCGTCTGCGCTGTCGTGCTCGGTTCTGCCGCCTCCCGGACGGTCTGTTGATACTGCTCCGCGTGTGCGCCGAATGCGTTGATCCCCGCATAAGCGTCCGCATAGATCTCTTCCTTGATGGCATTCAGCGCTTCATCAAACTCCGCGTCCGTTCCCTCTGCCGGCACGTCATTGACGCCGCGCCGGGAACGAATGTATGTCTCGACGATTTGGTCAAATTCTTCCTCGCTGAACGTATCCCGAATGTGCTGTTCGATCTGCGCATTCAGTCCCGGCGTGTTGTCTGCGATCCAGTGGTATGTCTCATGAGATGCCAGCTGGTCAATAGTCGCCCGAAGGTTGTCCGCCTGAACGATGATCCTGTCTCCGGTGAACACCGCCGCTGCGCGCGCTGTGCCGCCGTTTGACGTTCTGACCTGCAAAGGCCCGAGCACATATGTCGTCTCAAGTCCTGTCCGTTGCTTGACTCTCGCCGCAGTCTCTTTCATGCCTGCATCCCAATTTTCCCGCATAAAAACCGTGTTGCCGCGATAGCCCGTCCCACGGCTCACCCCAAGCTCGACGGTGCTTACTTTCGGGAGCCGAAGATCTCTTGCACGATTCTGTCTTTCAACTGCTGTTCTGCTTTGCTGAGCGGCCGCGTTTGTCTTTTCTGTCCTGCCTGCCACTGCTCCAAACGGCTTTCCGGCACGTCGACCAGACTCCCGTCGCGATCCTCCATCAGGTACGACGTTTTCTTGCTGCTCTTCAAGTCTTACCGCTCCTTTCTTGTTTGTCTCCTGCACCGGCGCTTCTTCCTGTGCCGCGGTCTGTTCGGCCTGCTTTGTCCCCGAAAGCGCCGGCTCCTGTGCCTGCTCTTCTGTCTCCTGAACCGCCTGACTTTCCGCCTGTGCCGGTGCCGGCTTCGGTGCTTCCGCTTCCTGCGTGATCTGCTGTTGCTCTGCTCTTGAAGGCTTCTGCATTTGCTGCGCTTCTGTGCCGCCCGGGATCAGCTCCAGCGCCGCTTGGATCGCTTCCAGCGTTGCGTCTCGCGTGTACCCGCTCAGCTCCGTGTTTGCCTTTGCCTGCGCTGCTGTGAATATCTCCCGCGTTTCCTGTTTCAGAATGCGCGCTTCTTCCTCGTTCTCTACAGTCAGTGTACTCAAGTATGAGTTCGTAAACCGGCTGTTCAGCCAGTTCATCATATAAGCAATGTCCACCGCAGTCCTGCTGTCGAGTCCGTATCTGTCTGTATAGTCCCGCTCTATCTGCTTTGTTCTTTTTGCAAACTGCTTGTCTGCGTCGCTCCAGCTTCCAAATATCTCGTCTCTTCGTTCCGGCTCCAGTGAAAACACTCTGTCTTTTCTTGCTTGCGCCTGCTCGTATTTTGTGAGCTGTGGTTCCTTGTTGAAGTCGATTTCCCGCGTCTCTACTCGCCGTCCGGCGTCTGCTTGCGTTCTCTTCCCGGTCTGCGTCTGTACATTCTGTACTTCCTGCACGGCCTGTGCGGTCTGCGCCGGTGTCTGCTGCTGCCTTTCCGCTTCCTGAACGGCCTGCACGCTTGCTTGCTGTGGGGCTTCTCTTGCCTCCTGCCGCGCATCCCGCTCATCTGCATACTGGTTGTACGTCTGAAAAGCCGCCTCGGCCTGCGCGGCCTGATCGGCCTTGACCGCCGAATTCACAACTGCCTGCACCTCTGCCGTCTCCGGCATCTGACCGGCCTTTACCTTGTCCATGACCGCCTGTGCAGCCTCTGCGGTCACCTGATCCCCGCGCTCCTTTGCCATCGACTCCACTGCGTCCATGACCTGTCCGATCACGTTCAGCTGTTTGCCCCTGTTGCGTGCCTCTACGGCCTTGTTCGTTCCTGCGTATGCTCCGGACATGGCAAGGCCGGAAATGCCGCCCGCGAGGAACGAAAGCCCATCCTCTGCCAGCATGTCTCCCAGCGTCAGCGCAAGCGCCTTTTCCTTCGTATTGCCCTTCGAAAGATACTCCGCATATGCGCCCATGACCTCGCCCCGGTCGTGCTTTGCCACAACGTCGTAGATTCGGTTGAGCCAGTTGGAGGCGATCTCTTCCGCGCCCTCGGACGCGAACGCCCGCATTGCTTTCTTCCACACCTGCTTCCCGCTGAGCATGGTCTCGATGATATCGCCCACAGAGTATTTCTCCGTGAAGCCCTCGATTGCGCCCTCAACAATGCCGTCAATAAGCGCCTCCTGATTGGATTTGCCGCTCTGAATTCCCGCATACACGGAATCCGCCGCGACCTGCGACCCCATCACCCAGTTCATCGTCTCTGCCACCGCCGAGGACGCCGCTTCTCCGCTGAGTCCTGTCGTTCCGACGATTGCGGTCGATACGGCCATGTTGACCGCGCTGTCCAGCGCGGATGTTCCTGCCTGATACAAAAACTGCCCGACCGGCCCCATGTCCTCCATGACGCCGCTGCGGATGCCGCTCGACTCGTGCGTTGCGAAATACAGTGGGCTGTAGATGTTTGTCGGCATGTCCTCGTTCTGGTATCCGCCGAGCCACTTCGGCAGAATGCCGCGAAGCGATTCGATGTTTCCGAGCGCCTTGAACGGGGCGAGCAGGGAAGAAGCGACGGTCGATGTGACCGGCGCGTCTTGGCCGAACTTCCGCGCGCTTTGCGACCGCTTCTGGTAATCCTCGAAGTCCTCCAGATACTTTTCGTATTCTGCCAGCCGTTTGATCTGATCGTAGGAGTATCCCTTCTGCCGAAGCTTCCATTCTGCTCCTTCGTTGTCTGCCAGATATCCGGTCTTGTTGTATTCCCGCAGAAGCTCCCGTGTCTCTTCATCCAGCGCGCCGATCGTGTTCTCCGCCTGCCCCAGTGCGCGTGCGGAATCCAGCGCCGCTTTTCTTGCCTCCAGCGTGTCGATTTCGCTCTGTATGTCCCTGACCCCTCGAGCCTGCCTGCGCGTCCCGCTCTCATCGGTGTACCAGGCCGTCCCGTTCTCGTCAAACTGATAGTCTCGGAAATGCTCGTCGGATTTCTGCTCATATAGCTGATCCAGTTGCTTCTGCATTTCTGCCGAAGTCCGCTTCATGCCGCGCAGCTGATCCGGCAGGACCGTCTCCCTGTATCGCTTTTCCTGCTCCGCAGCCCGTCTTTCCATCTCACCGTCGAACTGATTCAGACCGATCAGACGGCTATAGTCCTGCCCGGCGTTCGTCGCCGCCTGCTGGGCCGCCGTTCCGGTCTGCACCTTGCGCTGAAACTGTAGATACTTCTGAATATCCTGTGCCGCCTGTACGCGCGGCTGCATATCCCCGTCGAGCTGATTCAGGCCGAGCATGCGGCTGTAGTCCCGCTTCTGGCTTCCGCCCGCCTGCTGGGCAGCCGTTCCGACGGATACCCTGCGTGGGAATTCCGTCTGCTTCTGGTACTCCGCGACATACTGCTTGTACTGCTGATACGCCTCCTCATAGCTCTGCGGCGTCGCTTTCCTGGTGTTCGTCCGGTAATCCGGATTATACGGGCCGTTCTTGACGTTCTGCCCGCCGCCGTTGCGCAGATAATCGTCAAGCAGTGCCTGACCGTTTGTGCTTCCGCTGCTGGACTGTCTCGAAATGCCGTATCCTGTCTCCTGCTTATACTGATCGAGAAGGTCCCGCCCTGTTTGTTTCTTCTTCGCCATACTCTATCCTCATACGCGCGGGATTCCAAATCCGGCTTTGTTCAGGATTCCGACCAGCTCGTTGTACTGCTTCTTTCCGGTCGCGGTGCTTGTGTCGATCTGCGTGGACATGGTATAGAACAGGTCAAATGCCTTATCCTTCTGTCCCGCCATGATCCACTCGGTCATACCGCGCTTGAGCTGGTTGTACGTCTGTGCCATTGCACCGCCCGCTCCGCCTCTGTTGTAGGTGTTGTCGATATATCCCTTTCCGCTTCCGGTCCCGGAGCCGCCCGCTCTTCCGCCTCCTCCGCCGCCGCTGCCGCCTGCGGCCCTCTGCTGCGACTGCCAGTATGCCTGCTCCTGCGCGGCCTTCTGCTGCCAGTAGCTGAGCTGATCCGACCACTGCGTGTAATCTTTGTTCCACTCGGAGTCGTAGGAGCTCCGCGCGTCGGCAAGGTCATTGTAGTAGTCCGATACCGTGTCCCGGTACTTGCTGTAGTCCATGCTCTCCCGGTCGCTCACGAGGCCGTACCGGTTGTAGAGATCCTGCCCCTCGTCCTGATACCGGCCATATGCCCGGTCGTAGAGCTCCGGCACAATGTCGTTCAGGCTCTGGAGGTATGCGTTGTAGGTCTGCTGCCCGACCTGCTCCGCGTAGGTCGAGCCGTAGCCGCCCGTGAGGCTGGCCGCCTGACCCATCGTGTCCTGCATGGCCGTCCTGCCGAGTCGCTGATACTGCTCCTTGTACTGCTGATAAAGCGCGTCCTGATTGAGATCGTATTGAAACGGCTTTCTGTTGGTGATCTGGTCATACAGGCTGTCCAGCTCCGCATCCCACCGCGACTGATACGCGCCCGGCCTCCGGCTCTGCACCTGCTGTAGGTACGCCTTTGCCTGCGAGACCGCGCCGGAAGGGGAGTAGCCCCTTTCGAGATTCCCGAGCCTGCCCGCCGTGTAGTCGGAATAGCCCGGAAGCGTATTTCTTGTGGCATAGCTGCCCTTGTAGTTCTGCGTGGTCTGGCCCTTGTTGACGAGCGTGGACTTGTACTGTCCGTCCGCGCCCACGCTGTCGATGCGGTATGTTCCGCCCGCAGTGACCACCTCGTCGCCGACGCCAAGCCCGGACGGCGCACGGCCGTCGTCATTTACTCTGTACAGTGCCATCTTCCGCGTCCTCCTTCTCCGGCGGCCTTGCTGCCTCTGCCGCCTCCTGCATCTCCACGAGCCTTTGCAGCTCTGCCCGGTAGCTGTCAAGCACCAGCGCCGCCACGACCGGCGGCAGTCTCGACCCGTTCAGCGCCTCTGCGATCTTCTTCCTCAGCTCGTTTACTTCTTTTACCATCATGCTCCCTCCTCGGTACCCTCCGTGACGTTTCCGGATGTGTTGATGCTGGCCCCGTTAAAGGTGAGGCTCGTTCCCTTGATTTTGATTTCTCCGTTTTCTGTAATGTGGATATACGCGCTGTTGTCGCTCAGCGCCAGATACACCGAGCCGCTGTCCGCCAGAATTCGCACGGCTCCATAGGAAAACAGCTCCACCGCCGAGGACGCCGTGCTGGCGCCCGTGATGCTCAGCCATCCCCGGTTGCCAATGTTGAGGTTGAGCGAGTCCAGCCCGCCGTAGGTGTTTGTGCTTACCGTTGCGGCCAGCGCCGTCAGCTCCTGCACGTCTGCGATCAGCGACGAAAGCTGCGTCTGAATGCTGGTGTAGTTGCCGTTCTGGTTGAGCAGCAGATCGCTTGCCTTGATGGAGCCGGTGATATCCGCGCCCGTCGCGGTCAGCTTGCCGGTCGAATCCACCTTAAATGCACTTCCGATGGAAAGCCCGTCCGTGCCGAAGTAAAGCCCGGCCCCGCCCCATGTGTTGTCCGTGCGGTAGATGCTGGACTCCGAGATGCTCCACGGCCCGAAGCTCGACCCCGCTGCCGCCGTGACCGTCCCCGTCAGCTTCGCGTCGAATGCCTCCAGCGTCCCGGATGGGAAGTGGAGCTTTTTCTGTGCCAGATAGGCGACCTCACTGCCGCCCTGCCAGAAACTGACCCTGCCGGACGTGACGGTCAGCAGCTCGTTCTGCGTCTTGTCGATCACTTCCTTGTCGTTGGACACGGTCGTCTCGATGTTGCCGATGCCCACGCCATAGACCGGCGTCACGCCGTTGTAGTATAGCAGACCCGTCTTGACGTACTGCTTCGAGTTCACGGTAAAAGCGTTGTTGACGCCCGCCGAGAACTCATACAGCTGCCGGATGCCGAATTCGTTTCCGTCAATGGTCATGCTGGCCTCCTGCCAGTACTTCCCGAAGTCCGACACGGCCACATAATTTCCGCTGAGCTTCAGCTTGAATGCCTCGGAGTTCTCCGCCGCGAAATCCGCCGTCTTGATGATGAGCGTCTTGAGCGCGGCAAAGCCGCTCAGCTCCGTCAGCCGCTCCTCCTTCGACAGTGCGCTTGCATCGATGGCCTGCGAGATCTGCGTGAGCACCGCGCCCGCCGACCAGTCCGCGCCGTTCAGCTCATCCGTCAGCTGTACCAGATACCGCCGCAGCCCGTCCAGCTGCTGCGCGGCGTCCCCGCCGGTCATGGTCGGGTACTGTAAAGTCAGGCTCCCCATATGCGCCTCACAGATGGATGAACGGTGCCGTCATTTTCGGCATGTTCGTCCGGTTGTAAAAATCCTGATACGCCGTGTAGTAGGCGTTGTACTTGGCCATTGCGTTGTTGTACCGCACCATTTCTCCATTCGCATCGGAGATCTTCATCTCCAGATACCAGCGGTAGATCTCGTCATACGGCCACGGAATGCGCAGCTTCGTGTCGAGATCGACCGTTTCCGGATACCCTTCGAACGTCTGTTCGCTTGGCTTCTCCTGCGGCACACAGCCGCACCATTCGCGGTCGAGCGGATCGCGCGTCCGCACCCACGGCTCGCAGACCGGATTCCCGCTCCCGTGTGTTTTTTCTATTTCCAGATAGACCACGCCGTCCAGCTCACTGAGCCAGCGCACCTTATCGATGTTCTCATATTGATTTGGCGTGAGCCGGTCAACGGCTTCGATCGCCTCTCGGATGGTCATGCTCACTGCCTCCTTTTCACATTCCAAATTCGATAAAAGGGCCGCTTGCGCGGCCCTCTTTATCACTTCTGCTGCATTTCGTTGACGCGCTCAAAAAGCTCCGTCTCCTGCATCTGCGCGTGTTCCAGCACCTCGGCCACCGCCAGCGGCACCTCCACGGGCTTGCCGCGCGGCACCTGATATGCCTTGCCGTTGATGCATACGAACTCGAACTGCTGTTCTGTCTCCGATGCGCGCGGCAGGAAGATGCTCTTCGTTTCCTGCGCTTCGGCCTTGGTCTTTACCTCTGCCATGGTTTCCCTCCTTAGTTGGCCTCGTCCGTGCCGGAGTACTCCGACAGGCTCTCTACGCGAACCATGCGATCCTGATAGAGGATCTTCGTCGCGGTGGAGAACTTATAGCCGAGCGTGCTGAACTGGTTCAGCGGGCCGCCCGCCTGCTCCTTGCTCTTTACGATCATTTCCAGACCGCCGCCCTCCGGATCGATCATGCCGAAGGCGTCCTTGCCGAGGAAGAGCGTGGAATACACGCTGTAGTAGGTCGCCGCAGGCGTACCGCCCGAACCGGCTGCCGTCTTGACGGGGCATGTGTTGTTGTTCCAGATCTTCGCCTCAGTCGTCTCGATGAAGCGAACGCCGTGCAGCTCGCCGATCTCGCCGGTGAACAGCGGCGTGACCGCCGCATACTTGTGTGCCTCGATCCACTCCTTGTTCTCGCGCAGGTCGTAGGAGACCGACGGGTGGATGATCGCAACGTACTTTCCGTTGATCGTCGGGGCCTTGAGCTTCTTCAGCGTCGTCATGGCCTTGTTGATCTCGGTCGGCGTCAGTTTGGACGTGGTGTCCATGCCGGCGCGGCTTTCCACGGCGGTGTGCGCGCCCGCAGCGCTGACCTTGTCGCAGTACTGCACGCTCGTGCCCGCTGCCAGCGTGTCGCGGACGAGCTTGTCCTGCGTGGTGCCCGCCGATGCGCCGAGCTCCTCGGTCGCGCCGAGGATCACGTCATCAATGGCGTGCAGCTCCAGCTGGTCGGACACGGTGACGTAGGTACCGTGCTGTACGATGGAGCCTGTCATGCTCGACTGGCCCAGCTTCTGGCCCGTTGGAATCACGCCCTCGGTCAGTGCCGGAGCGTCCGCAAGCGTGTTCCACTTGCGCCATTCGACCTTCTTGCCCCGGCCCTTCGGCAGCGGCTGCTTTCTGGCGAACTGCGCGTGAATGAGGTTCGGACGCGCGTTTTCCAGCAGCTCCGTGTCATAGTAGGTCTTCATCAGCGACGACAGGTCGTTGGGCGCTGCGAACGCCGTGGTCGAGCCGTCATAAGCGTTTACATAGTTCTGCGTGGTGTTGACCAGCGTACCGGCGTCCGGCGCGTGGCAGACCTGCATGATCTCAAAAAGTTTCTTCAAAATTTAGCTCCCTTCCCGGGGCTGACACTCAAAAGGTGATCTTCTCGCCCCGATTGACTCGTGCGCGAATTTCGTCGCGCTGTTGTTTCGTGAGCTTTCGAGGGTCAAACTGTACGGGCATGCCGCTTCCGGCGTTGGCCGCGCCCTCCGGAGGGCGCATCCCGTTTGCCTGGATACCGGCGACGATCTGCTGCTGTGTTGCCTGCGCGACGGCGCGCGTCCGCGCTGCCGCCAGCTCCGCCTTGTGCACGACCTCATAGGCCGTCAGCGCCGGGACGCCGTTGGAGACCAGCCGCCCGAAGTCCGGGTTTGCCAGCTCCTGCGACAGATCCGCCTGCGGGTACATCGCCTGCACCTCCGCGAACTGCCCGACGATGCGGTCAAATTCCGCCCGCCGCTGCATCTCGCCCTGTGCCGCTGCATTCTCGCGCTGGAGTGCGGCGTTCTGCCGCTCCAGCTGCTTCGTGTGCATCAGCGTTTCCAGCGGGATACCCTTCTCCATGGCCTCGGCCTCATAAAGCCGCTTGTCGTCGGTCAGCCTTCTGGTCAGCGCGTCGTAGTCGATCTTGTCCGGATCGGAGACGTCGATGCCGTACTGCTGGCCCAGCACATCGAGGATCGGGGAGAACTTGCTGATCGTCGCTTTCGTTCCCTTGAGCCGTTCCATGACGGCTTTCTTCACGCGCTGATCGTACTCCGTTTTGTACTTGCCCTTGATGAGACTCTCGAAAGTTTCTTCCTGCTGCACCTGAGCGCCGGGTGCTGTCTGCACGGCTGCGGCGGGGCCGGGGGCTCCTTCCGGGCCGGGCTGATTGGTCGGGCCTACCGGGGCCGCGACCGGGCTGCTCGTGTTCGGCTGGGCGCTGGCCGTCATACCGCCCATGCCGCCTGCGTCGGCGGCGAAAAATGGGATAAACGATTTGTAAAACATATGGTTCCTTTCAGCCCGTCGGTGGGCGAGCCCTTGAATTTATCTCGTCGCGCTGTGCGCGGTCGATACGTTTTCTGCCGCTCAGTCCGGCTGCGTGCTCTTCTGCGACTGCTCACGCGCATCCTTCACGGTCTTTGCCTCCGTGCCCGCTCCTTCGCCTGGCATTTCTGCCTTTGCGCTTCCGGCGGCCGGAGCCTGTGCCTGTGCATCCGCGCCAAGGATCTGCTGTGCCAGCCCGTCTGCCATGGCCGGGTCGAAGCGCTCCGCCAGTGCCAGCGCCATCTGCTGCCAGCTGGCCAGCTCCTGCTGGAGCGTCCCGTTCTGCGCGATCTTCTGGCTGATCTCGTCCTTGCCGTCGAAATCCATCATGTCTAGCGTCGCCAGCGCCTGATCTGTCCTTGTCGGATCGAAGAACCCGAGCTGATAGAATTGCAGCGCCAGCTCGTTCTGGCTGAGCCTCGTATATTCGGAGGACTTCTGCGCGGATACCTCGATATCGAATACCGGCTTTCGCCAGGACACATCTCCGCCAAGGCCCAGCATCTCCTGCTGCTTGAGGTTCTGGTTGGAGTAGGTGACGTATTCCTCCATCCCGAGCTGGCCCCGGATGCGGAACTTTCTCGGCAGATCGTAAAACTGCCGGATGCGCTCGATCACCATGCGGATGAGCCGTGCGTATGCCCGGTATGCCGAGCGCGTCGCGTCCTTGGAGCTTCGCCCGGACGCCTCCTGCAATGCGGCAATGGCGCTGGCCGCCGTCACGCCGGAGGACACCGAGCCGTTGTTTACGTCCGTGTTGCCGGTCGTCCACTTCAGCTCCTCGATCTTGTTCTGAATGACGTTTATGTAGTTGGCCGACATGGGACTGACCGTGATCGGCATCACCGAGTCCTGCCCCAGATTGCCGGCCGCGTGTACGAACGGCTTTCGCCAGTCGGCATATTCCTTTTCGTTGATGCTTCCGTCGCTGCGGATGAACCAGCGCGGCGTGGACGCCATCACGGAGTTTTTCAGGATCGCCTGATTGAGCAGGTCGATCTGCTCCTGGGCGCTCTTTCCGATGTCGATATAGCCGTACCCGGCAATGGAGCCCTTCACCGGGAACAGCGCGTCGATCACGAACGGATAATCTCCGTCCTCGTAAAGCCCGCTCTGCATGTTGGGATCGTTCTCGGTCGCGGAAAGGACCGTCTCGCCCACGAATTTGCAGAAGTGGAGCACGCTTTTTCCGTTCTCGATCTTCTTGTAGTACCAATCCACCACGAGCGACTTGTTCGTCGTATCCACCTGATCGTCCGTCTTGTACTTGCTGACAAAGGTGTTGTCGCTGCGCAGCGTGTCGCCGACCTGTGGATACCGCTGCTTTATCACGTCGTTGTCCACCAGCTCCGCGTAGAACAGGTTCTTGCTTTTCTGGATGTCGGTCACACCCGGCTCCCAGAAGAGGTTGAGCAGATCGATCTCCCGGATGGATACATCCCCGAGTCCGTTGAGCTTGGAGCTGTCCCAGAAAACGCCCCATGCCAGCGTTCCCTGCTTCATCTTCGTCCAGCACGAATCGGAGTATGTCTCCTCGAAATCGTTCTGTTCGAGGATCACCGGCACGATGCTGGTCAACATTGCCGCCTCGGAGCGGTCGTCCGGCTCTCTTGGCCGGATAGCAGGCTCCGGGAACGCCGCCACGGCGTCCGCGTGCTTTCCCATAATGACGTTGAAGAGCCAAGCAGACCGCCACTGCGGATCGTATGGATTCCCGCTCGGGCTCATTTCCTGCCAGTGCTGGAGCTTCCACCACTGCTCGCAGGCAATGAGCCGCTTTTCGAGCGCTGACTTTCCGGCCTTGTACTTGGTCAGCGTGTCCATGGCCGTCCGGATCTGCGCCACGCCGATGGGCTGCATCGCCTCACCCGCTCCAATGTCGCCCAGCACGTCCTGTATCGTCGTCATATTCGTGTTTCCGTCCATGTTTCCTCCTTCTCGCATCAGGCGTCGCTTCCGGCTTCCAGTACGCGCCCGATGCTGTAGAGCTTAAACGGCCCTTTCCCTGTGATCCGGAACCGCAGATGGTCACACCGCTGCGGGCGGATCGGCAGCAGGAACGTCCGCAGTCCGTGTCCGTCCATGTGTCCGGCGTGCCGGAACTCCCCGCAGGAATCGTACTCGATCCAGAAGTCGCACGCGCTTCCGACGGGCAGCTGCATCCGCAGATTCAGCCGTGAGATGTATTTCTTTCCGACGAGACCGCATGTCATGATCCCGGTCGTTGCCGACCATGGGATCTCCGCCTCGACGTTACCGCCGCCGGAGCCGTAGGCCGTGACGAGCATCCCGTCCGCGCGGAGCATATAAAGCTCATCGTCGAGCGTGGCGAACTGCGTCGCGTGCAGCCCGTCCTCCCGGTGCCACAGCCCCTTGAGCGTGTCGTACACGAAAAGGTGCCAGGCATCGCTGCTGTCCTGCATCGAGATAAAATACTTTCCGCGCACGCCTCCGGCAGCCGCCTTGCGGTAAAGCTCCGTCCCGAAGGCGTCCGAGATCAGATAGGGGAGGGATGCGTCATAGACGCACACGCCGTCCCGTGCCTTGTAATAGAGCTTATCGGCAATGACGGTCAGGCTCTGTTCACTTCCGCGCTGCACGCCTCTGGCCTTGATCTCCTTGACCTGATGCGCGCCCTGCGCGCTCGGATAAATGCGGTGAAAGCAGTCCTCTTTGAAGAAAATCGGGCTGTCTGCCAGCGTCGCGGCTCCTGTGAAGCGTCCGTCCGTACCGCAGCTTGCGCGCCATGAATCCGTCGAAATGCCCTGATAGCACTCCCAGTTCTTGAAATCACCCAGCTTGCAGCAGTACAGCTCGTTGACGGTTTTTCCTTCTGACACGCCGTACCGGCAGCCCCAGAGCCGGTTCCCGCTCTCTGTGATGTAGTCCATCTTCGGCACACGCCGGGCGACCTTGACCTCACCTGTGCTTTGGCTCGCGTCCGCGTCCACAATCCCGACGATCACAAGGTAGTTGTCTCCGACGTCCTGCAAAACGTGGGAGCCGTTGAGCTTTTCGACCTGATCCGTCCCGTCGAGCCCGCTGATCTGCACGCCGTCATACTTTTTGAAGCCCGCTCCGATTCCGTTTGCCTCCAGCTTGACGTATACCGTCGGGATGCTCACCCACTGGCTCTGCACGGAGCTCCACTGCTTGAGTTCATGCTTGCCCGTGTCCAGCCAGTAGGCGTCATTTGCGGCGTCCTCAGGCATGGCCTGCTGCCGGTATGTGATCGTGATAACGGCCCCGTCCACGGTGCAGACCTTGATGGAAAGCGCCGTCTGCGTGCAGTCCACGATGTTTTCATGGCCCATGTAGCCGTTGTCCGTGTAGTCCTCGGTGTTGAAATACCATCCGTCCGGGAAAACGCAGATGTACGCGCCCATGGACACCATCTGTTTTTGTCCCTCGGAGAGCAGTACCCCGCCCATGTACGGAGCCATGGACAGTGCGTTGTACCACAGCACGCCGTCCTCGATCCATGCCAGCGCGTCCTTTGCCAGCAGCCCTTGTATGTCGGAGAAATCTCCGACCATTGCGCGGGCCGCGCGCTGAGACAGTAGGGGATAGTAGTCCGATGTGAGATTCTGCATCTCGTAGAATTCGCCATCGGCAATGCGCAGGTTGTGGTTGTAGCCCGCGAAGGCCTCCGTCACCAGCTGTTCCTGCGCAGGCGCGTTCAGTTCGGGGTAACGCATTATCTTTCCTCCATCATGTTCAGCGGATCGATCCACTGCGGCTTTTCCGGCACGGCCAGCATTGGCTTCACCGGACGGCTCATGCAGAAATACCGCCATTCGTCCGCGACGTGATCCTCAAGGCTCGTGTCGAGGTCCTCCGGCTTATGCTCATCGTACATGAGCAGTGGGATCGTCCGGAGGAACGCCTTGCAGGTGTTGAAAACGTACATGCGCGGATATCCGTTCTCGTCGAATTGCAGCCGGTAGTGGCATTGCATCCAACCCGGAATGCGTTTGTTGTCTCCCGGCGTGAAATATACGCGGTATCTGGCCGCTGTCTGCGCCACGCTTTCGCCGCGCGAAGCGTCCCAGATCGAAGGGTCGGCCACGCCGGTGATCTGCTTCCCGGCCAGCCATGGATGCTCTCGCTCCATCTTCGCGATCTCTTGAAACTGCACATCCGGCGACCACTTGACGCCGGTGTTCGGCTCGCGCGTGCATCCGTAAAGCTCCAGAATGCGGTAGATCACGCCGTCGTAATCAACGGCCCACCACGCGCAGGAGAACGGCTTTCCGTATCCGAAGTCGTAGCTCCGGCAGATCGTCCAGCCCGGATCGGGCGTAAACGGCTCGATCACATGGGTGTTCTGCCGTGTCCGGTAGCCCTCCGGGTTGTTGATAAAGTCCTCAAAGAACTGGCCCTCGTAAATGTCCCACCGGCCCTCCAGCCATGCCTGCCGGAGCTTTTCCGGCAGCTTTTGCAGCGTCTGAACGTACTCCGGCTGCGTCTCCATGAGCGCCTTGTTGTCGGTTACAAGCGCCTGGATGAACGTGTAATTCTCCGGCTTTTCGCCGTCCTCAAAAATGCGGTCAATGAACAGCCGCTTGAAATATCCGTGGCTCTGACCGCCCGGATTGAGCGTGTAGTAGGTGCGCTTCGGGAATCCGTTTGTACCGCGCACCGTGGTGTCGATGGCGTCCAGCCACTCTTTTTTGAGCTGCGCGGCCTCGTCGATGAATACCACGTCGTACTCCGCGCCCTGATATTGCAGAACGTCGCTGTCGTTTGCGCAGTAGCCGAACTTGATCGTGGAGCCGTTGCGGAATGTCAGCAGCTTTTTGTCCTGTGCATACCGCGCGACGCCGTTCAGCTCCTGCCTGAGCTGGTTGATGTGGTTGTTGAGCAGCTCCGGATACGTCCGTCGCACAATGAGGATCTTGATCCCCGGCCAGCTGAGCGCCAGCAGCTTTGACTTTGCGCGGACGGACCAGCTTTTTCCGCCGCCTCTGGCCCCTCCGTAGGCCACATAGCGCGTCAGCGCTTCCATGAAGCGCCTCTGCTTGTCGGAGATACGCGAAAAGTCGAGCGTTATCTTCGCCATTGTGCGATCTCCTCCGGAAGCTCGATCTCCGTCTCCGTCGTGCCTCTTGTCTTTTCATCCCATCCGAACTTTCGTTCCAGATGGAACTTTGCGCCGTTCGCGGCGGAGCTGTCGAGCCGCTGGATGTTGTAGATCTCGATTCGCGCCCCTGCGCGCGCGCAGGTCTTTGCGAACTCCTCCGATGTGCGCATCGCGCTCCATTGCTTTTCGTCCAGTCCCAGCGCGCCCAGCAGCTCCGGCATGCACGGAGGCCGTGTCCATACCTCGCGCATGAGCGGCTTTTTCCCGCGCATCACCGGCACGACCGCCGTCTGCGTGTGTCCGTATTTGTCGAGCGCGGGGCATTGCATCACGATCCGTTCTCCGTTTTTGATAAATTCCCGATCCTCCAGCACCGGCTCCGTCCTCGTCACCGGTTCCCGGTAGCAGATCGATGCGAAATACCGGTCGATTGCGGAGCGAAGCTCCCGCGCGCTCTTGTATACCTTTTCGTTCAGGCTCTTCGCCCCCTTTCGTTTTTCGGAAGCTCTGCCAGGCGCGGAGGTCCCCAACTCCGCGCCCAGTAGGAAGGAAAGAACATAGCTCGTACTGTCTCGGGCCTTCGCCCGGCACAGCCTCCGAAATATGCAAAAAAGCCGGACCCCCGCTTTCGCGGAGATCCGGCTTTCGCTCGTCCATATTGCCCCTCGGATGCACAAGCAGCCGACGACCTCCGCAGCAGCGGACAGATCATCGGCTCAGGCTCATAGGCTCAGGCTCAGTATTCACGATCGTGGTGTTCCTGCAATTTTTGCAGTACAGCGGGAAGTCCCGGAGCCGCGTGGACTCCAGCAGTCGAACCGACGTCCGTCTGCCGCATATCGGGCAGACGACGCGGTCTCCTTCCCTCACTAGCACCTTACCACACTTTTGTTCGCATTGCAAGTACTTTTTTCGCCTCCCCTCGGCATCGTCGCAAAACCCTACACATTTACAAGGCAAGATTTAAGCGGCTCTCGTCCGCTTCAATTTTTCATCCTTTTGGGATCGAATACATATTTATAGTATTGGTATCCGTACTGTGTGGCTCTGGCCTCGACGAGCACATAGCCGCGCGGGGCGACCGGCGGATGCTCCGGGCTGTACTCGCGCACGGCCTCGGTCGCAGGCTCCGGCTCCGGCTTGGTGCAGGTGCGGCTTGCCTTGTATCTGTGGCCCCCGAACTCCTTCTGCCAGTGACCGTGCAGGTAGTTCGCCAGCGCCGTGTAGTCCTGCCCATGATCTACCTTTTCACCGTTCTGGTTTACATAATAGTTGTGCTTGCGAAGGTGCTTGCTTTCTACCACACTTCCGAGGCCCCACAGCTTCGCAATGGCGTCCTCCGGGATGCCGTCGGAGATCATGTGGATGTGGAAGCGGTTCGTAGATTTTCCGCGCCCGTATACCATCACGATCTTTGCCTCCGGGTATCGGTATGTAAGCCTGCGCCAGTAGTTGTCGCGGATGCGCTTGATCTCTTCCACGGTATGCGCCTCAAACTCCGCGCTGAGCGTCAGCGTGGAGTAGAGGTTCGTCGGGCCGAAGTTGGCGTTGATAAGCGCTGCGAATTTGCCCGCTGAAATTTTGGAGTTGAATTCGTCGCGCTCTGCCTGCGTGGCGAAGCGCGGCTTGCGCGGCTTGCTGCTCTTGATATCCGCCTGTTCGCTCACGTTGTAGACGATCTGCGTACATACCGCCCCGGCGAATAACCGCCGCTTGTGCCTTTTTGCCATTTCCGCTACTCCTTCCGGGCGGGCAGAGCCGTCCGCCCCTGCGAGCATTCTGCCCGTTCAAAGCGTGGCCGGAGCCTCCGGCCATGTGTTCAGCGTGCAGCGCTACTCTTTCATTTTTTCGAGTGCTTTCTCAGCCTCTTCGCGCGTGAGAAATATCCTTTTGCCCATCTCATACAGGCACAGCAGAGTAAATTTGAACTCCGCCACGCCCATCCTGTACCGTCCATTCTGTTTCTGTACATATTGGATGCGGTACACCGTATCGCCTATCTTGCATGGAAGGACGAGAACGCGCCCATCTCTATCCGCCTGCAGCAGCTCTAGCACGCGTTCTCCCCATTGCTTTTCTTCTCTTACCATCACGTCACCTCCACGGCCTCGTCCAGCCGCACATTGATCTTCTTCCCGCCGGACTCGATCACATATCCTCCGTGTCCGCCGTACCTTGCCTCAAATTTCAGCGCATCATACACCGCGCCTACCTTTGGCTGAAGCTTCTGGAATACCGGTATCCTTGTCATGATCCGGATGCGCGTCTGCGTCGGGAAATTTTTCTTTTCGAACGGAACGCCCTCGCGGTCCTGTGCCACCTGTTTTGCCGCGCACGTCTGACTGCAATAAAACTTTTTTGCATGATTCATCCTGTGCAGCTCGCGCTGGAATACCTTCCCGCAGTGTGCGCACTGCATTGTTATCATCGTCGGCATACTATCCACTCCTCATTTTTTACCCGGGCGCGGCCTTTGCAGCTGCCGCGCCCGGAGCCTTAAGCCGGGTCTCCCTCCTGCGCACCTCATGGCACAGTGCGCAGGCATAAGTCCATCAAAAAATCAGTTTTCCCGGCTGTTTGCCGCCTCGATCTCCTTGCGCTCCTGCATAAACCCGTGCAGGAACAGCTCCAATAGATTTGCCGCGCCGTTTACCATCTTGGTAAGATCTTTTTTGCTGATCTGGAGTTTGCCGGTCGTTATGACCTGCAAGTCCGGCCTGCCGATGATCTGTACCGTCGGATTCGGCTCGATCGTCCGTTTTCCGTCCTCCTCGATCTTATAGAGAGGCGGTGTCGCCTGCTCCATCACGATACGCGGTGGATACTCCGTTCCAACGAAATCCACATCCCAATGCTTTCCGTTGTACTCATTTACAAACGAATCCAGCTCTACGGCAAAATATTGCATGATTTCAGCCATCTGTTTGCTCCTTCCCGACGTGCTTTCTCCGCACGCCGTTTTCATCCTCCGTGAGCGGCAGTGCCTTTCTGCGTGCCCGCTCCTCCGGCTGCCATCCGCAGTGCGTGCAGGCCTCGTCGCCCGCGTACTCCATCTGGCAGCATCGCGCCGACTTCGGCAGCGTGCAGCGCTTTTCATCCTCTTCCATCCCTACACCTCCTGTATGTCGATCCCGTATTTGGATCGCATCATTTTTTTGTTGCGCAGGTACTCCTTGGTGCGCGTGGGCTTGGACTTTACATCCTCCACCACCAGCTTCCCGCCGAAGCGATACGAAAAATCCGCCGTGTAGCGGATCGCGCGGATGCGCTGGCCGTCCTCGGTGATGTAGCTCTCCTGCAAGGTAAACTGCGGCTGCAATCGCAGATCTGTAATGATCTCCGCGCGGAGCATGCGGAACATCCGGCAAATATCTTCAGATCTACAATTGCCGCGTCTCTCTCGGCTTCTGCCTCTACCTGCTTTCTCTGTGCGAGGGCAATCACCATGTCCTTCCACTCGATTTCCTTTCGCAGCGCCGCGTTCTCGGCGGTCAGGCGCTCGATCACGTTAGCAGCCGCAAACTCGATGTATTCCCGCCGATCTTGGATTTCTCCGACCTTGCAGTTTTCGCACGCGTCGTCGTGTCCAAGCCCCTTCGCGCAGTTCCGCAGCGCCTGTATAATTTCCTCGTATGTCATAGATCCTCCATTCCTTCAAGAACCATTTGTCCCGGCAAAACGCCGTCCTCCATCCATGTGTGGAAAACATCGTTCCCAGTCAGCCAAGTTGTCGCAAGGTTTCGTTTCCACCGTTCGAGGATCATGCGTTCGAACGCTCTGATATATGCTGCTCTAACCTTTGGATATCTCGCAAATTCTTCATTCCTCGCCGCCTTACTGGCCAGTGGGCATCCGATACATCCTACCCGTTTCCAACCGCAGGCATAGAGCGGATTCATCGTGACTTTCTGCTCGGTGCAGTAGTCGAGTACGTCCTTGTCCTCCCAGTCAACAATCGGGTTCACCGTCCGCTTTGCTTTGAGCTGGCACGTTTCAAAGAGCATTCTCTTCTCGTCGTTGTCATTCATGAGGACAATTTTCTTTTCCTTGTTGGAGTGCATCGTTTCAAGGATGCCTCTGTTCTTTCGCTTCGCGCTTTCTGCCCAGCGCACGCCGGTTGCGATAAACCGCCCTCTCCCGCCTCCCTCTTTCAACTCCGCGCAGCAGTAACGCATCCAGCGCGTCAGCGGCATGAGCTTACGCGGAATAAGATTCCACATGGTAACGTTCGTTCCGCCGGGGCGCTTGTGCGTATCGATGGTGCATTTTACGCCTGCCAGTTCTAATCGCCGGAAGGCGTCTCGGATGTGCCAGACGGTCTCCGGTGCGTCCGCCGTTGTGAGACTGTGCAGCACCTCATATGGAATTCCCGCCGCACCGGCCAGATGCAGCAGCACGTCAGAGTCCTTTCCGCCCGAGTATGTAATCACAAGTGGCTGCTTGTAGAGCCGTAAGCTCATATCCGAGGCCATTTTCAGCCGCTCAATCGCGGTTTGTTCTAAGTCCATCGGTTCAGCTCCTCCATCAATGCCTTAAAAATCGGGTATGCCTGCTGCGGCACTACGGCGTTTCCGAGGCATTTAAGTCTGTCCACCCGATTGGGAATCCCATGAGCCACTCTACCCACGTCGGGTTCAGCTGCCCAGCAACGTCCGTCCGCAAACTCCTGTGATTGTCCCCACCGTGCGTCCCCTGCGCATCCGCTGCACATGGCGTCGTAAACAGTTTCATTGCCACTCTCTGCGTCAGATTGCATTTCCCCGGATCTTTTTTCCTGCTCGGCGGCACAGATTTCAGCGTGTCTTTGTATTCGTTCGCGCGCGGCGTCGGCCATAGCCTCACCGCTGACGGCAAGTCCAGGCTGTGTCGGCTGCCTGCTTTCTGCTGCGTGCTCCGCATCCGCTCCTTTCCGTAGTCCATCCTCGTCGGCGTCGGCCACATCTGCGATTCCGACGAAGAATACTCTTGATCGTCTGTGCCAAGCTCCGACAGCCGCAGCCTCAAAATTAAACACGACGACGTGATAGCCAGCACGCTCCAGATCCTTTGCCACCTGCCCGGCGGCAATCTTGATGATTCCAGATACGTTTTCACCGACAACGCAACGCGGGCGCAGCTCGGTGATAACTCGGAGCATCTCCGGCCAGAGGTATCGATCATCCCCTTTGCCCTTTTGCTTTCCAGCCACGGAGAAGGGCTGGCATGGGAATCCGCCGGAAATGACGTCAACTGTTCGTAGGCCTGTCCGCTCATAAAAACTCTCCTTTGTCAGCGTCCGGACATCACGCCAGCGCGGCACGTCCGGCCAGTGCTTTTCCAGCACCTTCGTCGGGTAGTCGGCAAACTCACACTGCCCGACGGTCGTAAATCCTGCCCACTCGGCAGCCAGATCAAGCCCGCCGATCCCGGAAAACAGGCTCAGATGCGTCAGCATCGTGCCTCATCCCTCCCCGTCGTCAGCGCGGATGATCTCCGTTGCCTCTTGCAAATATGGATTTTTCATGGTATACTCTCCTTGTATTTGATTTTCACAGAGAAGCGCAGGCTTCTCCGCCCTCGTCCGGCTGCAACCGGGCGAGGGCATTTTTTTATCCGATCAGGAACTCCGGCTTATAGTGGAGCTTCAACGCCCTGGCGTTCTGGTGGTACTCCGGCGCGCTCCACTTATAGCCCCAGTATTTGGCCGCCGTAAAGATCGCGGCCAGCTCGTCTCCCGCGCGTACCGTAATGCTCTGATTGCGGTACACGACGGCGTAATAATTTTTCCCTGTGTACCCGGCCTGCGCGATCACGCACGGCCTGCGCGGTGCCCGCTCTCCCGAGTAATCGGTGCTATTTTGCCGCATACAAATGCCCCTTCCTTACTTTCCTCCCGGCGTGCGCGATCTCCCGCTGCGCCACGAAATTCAGCTCCTGCGCGTGCTTCTCTGCGAGCTGCTTTTGATAGATGTGCTCCCGGATGGACTGATACAGCATCCACGAGCAGCACATTGCGCTGCATCCCGGCGCACGTCCCGGGCAGTCCCTCCCGCAGGGGGGCGGGATCGGCTTTGTTTTCGGTGCGTACCGCATCATTCGTCCTCGGCCTCCTCCCACAAATGCTGCATCCACGCCGCCAGCGTCAGCAGCCGCTTGCGCGTCTCCAGCAGCATCCCGACGGTCTCACGATCGATATGCGGCTGACTGTTCAGTATCTCTGCGTCCTCCTGATCCTGCTCAGCGGCCCGCGTGGCCGCATCGATCAGGTCCTCCATCTGCTCCGGCGTCAGCTCCACCGGAATTTTCCCGTTACTCGCCATCTTTCTCGCGCTCAGCGATCCGCATTGCCTCGCGGATCACACTCCCGCCATAGGCATCTTTGGTCAGCTCAAAGAATGCCTCGCGCGTCATATCTGCGCTCAGGTCGATTCCGTGATCCTTCGCAAATGCCTTTCGCCCTGCCTCGCAGCTCCCAGTCAGCCGGTGATGCCAGTCGTACAGCGTCATTACCGGATACTCTGTATTCGGCTTGATCGCATCCAGAAATGCGGTGATCCGCTCCTCCTGCGGCAGGTCCTCAAACGCCTTATCGCGCGCAGCCTCCACGGCGGCACGGGCCGTTTCCCCATGCGCAAAGAATCCATCTACTTTTGCCATAAAGCACGGCGTTAATGTTAAATCCTTTTGCAGGATGGTGCCCTTCGCAATGTTCCCGTGTACCGCCGTTATGATCGTCTGCACACCATCGATCATATGTACATCTTCGCCGTCGTACTTTTTAATGCCGGAGCCGGAGCCGGAGCCGGAGCTGGCGCCGTAGCCGGTGCCGTAGCCGTAGCCGGAGCCGTCGTCGTAGCCGTCGCCGGAGCCGTAGCCGGTGCCGG